GCTACGCTTTATCTAATGGTATTACCTTAACCAAAGAAGAAGAGACTTCTTTCAGAGATAAGCTTCTTGCCAAGGTAGTAGACAAGGATGAAGTCCAGTATCAGATTCGCCTTAAGTCTATTGAGAAGTATCAGTTAGAAACTGTTAAGCCAGACATTGCTCGTGCAATGAAAGCAGGTCTTGACTTCGATAGAGCTGCTGCTGACTATATCCAGACTTATACCAAAAACTTTAATATGGCTGCTTCACAGTTCTCTGTGAATGATCCTTTATTCCAGCAACTATTAACTAAGTCTACAAACCTTGCAGACTTTGAAAAGGGTATCCGCAAGACAGATAAGTATCTGTCTCAGCCACAGGTTCAACAACAGATCAATTCAAATAAGTTGATGGTGCAGACTAAGTATCGTCAGTATGGTCTATCTATTACTGATGAAGCAGCAACTAATCTTGCCAAGAATGTTTTCCTTGGAGATTCCAGTAATGAGCAGATTGATGAGAATCTTCGTCAACAGGCTGTTGCAGCTTTCCCTGCTTTCCGTGATCGAATCCTTAATGGAGAATCTCCGTTGGCTATTGCCAGCCCATACATCCAAGCAATGGTTCGTATTCTGGAAATCCCGGAGGGTGGTATAGATCTTGAAGATCCTACAATCCGCAAGGCTATGCAGGGTAAGGCGATTACAGATGCTAAAGGTACTGCAACCTCTTATGAGACAGTTCCTTTATGGATGTTTGAACAAAGCTTGTTCAAAGATAATCGTTGGCAGTTTACATCTAATGCTCGTGGTAAGGCAGACACAATTACATTACAACTCAAGGATATGTTAGGACTATAACATGGCAGAAAAAGTAAAAGTTAAAAGTGGTCAAACGCTTTCTAGTATAGCTAAAGCAAATAATACTACGGTCTCTGCTTTGCTTGATGCCAACCCTAAACTAACCACAGAAGCTAAATATAATGATGGTAGAACCTTATTCTCGGGAACAACAATTAAAATTCCAGATGCACCAAAATCAAAAATAGTTTCTGATTCAGCAGGTACTACCCCAGCAAGTACAGCAGGTAATATTCCAACAGGAAGTCCATTTACTACCCCAGCACCAGAAGGTGGGCAATTTACTGGCCCAATACCAGTCGGTGCAACTAGAACAGAAACTGGTTATACAACAGCAGATGGCGAAACAGTAACGCCAACTGCACCATATACATATGATCCAGTATCTGGAACATTTAAGTCAAACTTTCCTGAAGATAAACCCGGTAAAAAAGAAGTATCTCGTGTTAAAAATCCTGATGGCACATTCACAGTTACCTATGATGATGGAACTACTGAGATTGTTGGTACTCCAACAGGTAAAACTGTTACAAGAACCGAGATTCTTGGATCTGGTGCCAATCGTGTAATTCGTACTTATTACAGCGATGGAACATATACAGATACTCCAGCACCGGATACTTCACAACAAGGAATGACCCCAGAAGATGTGCAGAAGGCTATCGATGCAGCCCTTGCAAAATCAATGGCTAGTTTCCAAGCACAACTTACTGCCCAACAGAAAGCTGCTGAACAAGCAAAACTTGAGCAGTTAGCTAAAGAACGCAAGTCTGCATATGACATTATCACAGAACGATTCACTCAGATGGGTGTTCCAGAGTTCGGTAAAGTAATCTCTGATATTTTTAAGGGAGAAGGCGTAGACCGAAGTGGTAAGAAGTTTGATGAGATACCTACAACCACAGAAGGTTTCTATCTACAACTGATCCAAACAGCACCTTACTATGAAAGATTCGGTAAGGTTAATGAAGCTCGTATTAAGGCTGGATATCGTTCATTAGATGAAAAGACTATTGTTGGTATGGAAGATGAATACCAAAAGGTTCTTACTTCCTATAATGCACCAAAAGGTTTCTACGATCAAACAAGTGATTTCCAAACATTCCTACAAAACAACTATACAAATGTTGATGTAGCAAATGTATTCCAAGCATATAGAGATTTCGTGCAATCAACTAATCCAGCAATCCGTGATCAACTTAAGAGTCTTTATGGGATTACTGATGATATGACTACTGCCTACATGATTGATCCAGCAAGAGGTCAATCAATTCTTGAGGGTATTGCAGGTAAGAACCTTAATACAGCAGCAGCCCTTCTTGAGGGCTTAACCAAAGAGCAAGCAGATATTGCACAGCAATACGGTGCAGGATCACTTGCCTATGGAACTCAGAGACAGAAGTTCTCACAGGTTGCTAAAAACATTCAGCAGTATGGAGATCTTGCTTCAATCTATGGCGAAAACTTTGGAGCCAAAGAAGCTATCGCTGCCGAGTTCGGTGGAGATGTCGGAGCCACAGAAACCATGGGTAGATTAAGAGCTACAAACCTTGCACAATTCTCTGGAACAACCGGAGTTGGGCAGAGAGCATTAAGAACAAGAACCGTTTAATCGGTCGGGTGACTGGCAGTCATTCAGGTTCAAGACCTGAACACCCACTCCATCTCTAGATATACCGGAGCTTGAGATGAGTATTAACCCGGCAGTTGGAGCCAAGTAGATTCCCCGATCTATTTGAGGCCAGCGACAAACATAGAAAAAGGGAGTAGGACAAATGTCCAATTACGAAGATGATGAGGAAGATTTCGAATTAGATTCGAATGATGCATTTTCTCAACTACGCAAAGCTAATAAGCAAAAAGAAAAGCAACTGAAAGAAATTCAGGTAGAGCTTTCCGAACTGCGTAAAGAAAAACGAGATAGAACCATCAAAGAAACCCTCACCTCTCGTGGTGTGAATCCGAAAATAGCGGCATTCATTCCACAGGACATCGACCTCACGGAGGAATCGTTGTCGACTTGGCTTTCTGAATACGGAGATGTTTTCGGAATCGAAAGTCAATCAACCAACCAAGCAAGCTCTAACTTGCCAGAAGGTTTCAAAGAAAATTACATGAAGGCTCAATCAACTATGGATGCCGGCATGACAGCCGACAGAGAAAAGTTGATTCAATCTCAAATGGATGAAGCTGCTGCCAAAGGCCCAGAAGCCTTAAAGCAGCTCTTTGCAGATCTTGGTAAGCAGGGCTATTAACCAAGAAATAAGGAGGTAGTGCCTAATGGCAACTACACAAATCTCTGGTCTTGGCAACCTCGTAGTCAATGCATATGACACATATGTTCGTGCTGCACTCCGCTCACTTCCTGTTATGCGTTCTGTTGCAGACCTACGACCAGTTTCAATGACCAACCCGGGTACATCTCTCAAGTTTGCAGTTTATGCTAACTTGACTGCTGCTACCACAGCTCTAACCGAAACATCCGATATTACACCGGTTGCTTTGGCAAACCCATCTCAAGTAAGCGTAACTGTTACCGAATACGGTAATGCAGTTGAGCAAACTGAGAAGGTAAACTTCGCTGCATTCTCCGACATTGATACAATGATTGGTGATGCTATTGCATTCAACGCTGCCGATACTCTCGACAAGCTTGTTGCAACCGTTCTCGTTGGTGGAACTGCTGTTAAGTACGGTGGAACTCGTACCTCAACAGCAACCCTTACAGCATCTGATGTTCTTTCAACAACAATGCTTCGTAAGGCTCAGACCACACTTCTAGAGGCTTCAGCACAACCTCGTGTTGGAGATCTCTACACTCTGTTTATTCACCCACGCCAAGCTTTCGACCTTCGTGCCGAAACTGGATCAGGTGGATTCGTTGACATTCACAAGTACACAACTGAGAATGTTGGCAACCTATTGACTGGCACCATCGGTGTTCTTGAAGGATTCCAAGTTGTTCAGACAACTCGTGTACCTTCAGGTGCAGACGGTGCATCATCTGCAACTGTCTACAAGGCTGTTGCAGTTGGTAAGGAAGCTCTTCTTGAGGCTAATGTCTATGATGTACAAACCGTCATTGCACCTCAGATCGACATCCTTCGCCGTAAGTCAGCACTCGGCTGGAAGTACTTTGGCGGATGGGGCATCTTCCGTGATGATGCCGTTGTTCGTTTGGAAACCGGTGCATCAGCTCTTTAATCTGAGCTAATTAGTTGAGGGGGTGGGGTAACTCACCCCCTCTCTACAAAGGAGAAATATGGCTACTTATACTTTTTATCCACCGCAGGTAATGGAGGGTTATCCATTGCGAGACAAATGGTGGAGAAGAGTCGTATCTCCAAGGGGTGTGGCAGTCCTAATAGATGGAGCTACAGTCACCACATCTCGGGCAGTAACAGAAGATGAGTTAAATGAATATCAGTATGTCTTTCTTGGCGGAAGAGAGCATGTCGTAACCGAAGCGGTTAAAGATGTTTTAGTGGGTCTAGGGTATACAATAAAGACTCAAGGTGAAGCTGATGCCGCATCTGATGAAGCACATAATGGATTTTTAGTATTGAGGTCATAATGGCATGTAGGACAGGTTGCCCCACTCAGGATCATGCTAACTGGGGAGAATGCCTTAGAGATTCAGGATTACAAGTTAATACAGGAGATGCTAATAGCAGAAGGGTAATGTCTCAGAAGTCTTGGGATAGTGAACTCAATGCTTACAAGTCAGCGATAGACCAAGGCATTGAACCAGCAACAACTAATATGAAAGATATCCGAGGGGCTGTTGAGCTATCGAATATGGCTGGTAAAGCCTTCGATGCCAACACCAATAGTTTTAAGGACTGATAATGACTACCATCGTTGGAATCCAAGGTAAAGGCTGGGGCCTTATAGCAGCAGATTCCTTGATGGTTTCAGGTAGTCAAAAGTTTATAGCCAATGGCATGGATAAAGTCATTGAAAAAGGCGAGTATGTCTTTGCCTTTGCTGGCGATGCTATCGCCGGGGATATTGCCAACTTCTGTTGGATCCCACCAAAACTACCAAAGGTAGTTAATTTAGATAAGTTTATGATGACAGATCTAATGCCATCACTTAGACAAGCTTTTACCGACTATGGATACGATCCTTCTCCAAAGAAGGAAGATGGTATGCCTAACGAGGATGCAGGGTTTGATGCCTTAATATGTATCCGTGGAAAGATATATCAGATAGATAATGATTTCTCTTGGTGCAGAGATGATCGTGGAGTATATGCAGTTGGATCCGGTGGATCCTATGCACTTGGCTCTTTATCAAGAGCTAACATTTCCCCAACAAGCACCAAAGTTGCAGTAAATGAAGCAAAGAAAGCAATAGAGATTTCTGCCTCGTTTGATATAAACACAGGTGGGAAAACCAAAATAATCACACAAAGGGGTAAGGATATGCCAAAGGTAGGAAAGAAAGAATACGCATATACCGCTAAAGGTATGGCAATGGCTAAGGCAGATGCTAAGAAGTCTGGTAAGAAAATGGTAATGAAGAAAGCAAAGAAGCGTGGCGGAAAAAAGAAGTAAGGCAGATCCTCGACTTAAGAGAGCAGGGGTATCTGGGTTTAATAAACCTAAGAGAACCCCTTCTCACCCTACCAAGTCTCATGTTGTCGTAGCCAAAGAAGGATCACAGGTTAAGACAATTAGGTTTGGTCAACAGGGTGTCACAGGCGATCGTCAACCAACTAAACGACAGAAGTCATTTAAGGCTCGTCATGCAAAAAATATTTCTAAAGGAAAGATGTCAGCCGCATACTGGGCAGATAAGGTGAAATGGTGAAAAAGAAAAAAGCATTCTGGGATACAAAAAACCCAAAGAAAAAATCTACGAAACTAACACCTGCACAGAAAACTCAGGCAAAAGCTAGAGCAAAAGCTGCTGGTCGCAAGTATCCAAACCTTGTAGATAACGCAGCAGTATTAAGGAAGAAGGGCAAGTAATGGCACTAGGCACTAATGGCAGTACCTTTACAGCAGAACTTAATCGTCTTGCTAATGGTGGTACTTATCCTGCTATACAGGATTATGTTGATGATGCAAAAGCAGCAAACACTTTTGCCGGCACAACCGGCCTTGATGTTGTTGGTGCCTTGAATGTCAAAGCTGGTAACACAAGACCTAACTATAAGGATCTTCGTGGTGTATGTAATCAATTAGGTGGCACAACCGATAAGGCTCCTGCTGCTGCCCTAAGAGCAAGGTCTACTTAATGTCAACTACCTTTGGTCAGCTTATAGATAAAGTAATGTCTAATATTCAAAGTGGTTCTGCTCAATTAGAAACAGCTACTTGGATTAATCAAGCAGGTGGAATTACTGCTAATGCCACCTCATTTATAGTTAATGAAACTAATCAAATGGGTCGTGGTCTTATTGAAATTGGTGATGAACTTATCTATCTTGATAAGGTTGATAACCTTACTAAGACAGTAACAGTTACTCCATGGGGCAGAGGATTTCGTGGCACTACAGCAGCAACTGCTGCTAATAATGCAAAAGTAATTGTTGCACCTATTTATCCTAGAAGTCTTGTTAAGCAAACAATTAATGACACAATTCAAGCTTCTTACCCAGAACTATTTGCAGTAGGAACACACACTTTCTCCTTTAACTCTGCTGTAACTACTTACTCTCTTCCTGCTGCTATGGAATATGTTCTTGATGTAAAGTGGCAGACTATTGGATCAACTAAAGAATGGCTAAATGTAAGAAGATATAACACAGATAAAGTAGCCAACACAACATCATTTCCTAATGGTAAAACTATTAACATATTTGATTCTATTGATCCGGGTAGAACCGTTCAAATTACTTTTGCCAAAGCACCTACCATATTGACATCAGATAGTGATGTATATGAAACTGTTACTGGTTTCCCATCAAGTTCTGTTGATGCAATTATGTATGGAACCATAGCTCGTCTGCTTATGAATAGCGATGCAGCAAAGATTCCATTCCAAAGCGTAGAAGCGGATATGCTCGACCAGTCGAAGCCGGTCGGCTCAGGTGCTTCTACAGCTCGTTTCTATCTTGGTCTGTATACGCAGCGACTCCAACAAGAAGCTGCATCACTCCGAGATCTATACCCTCCCCGACTCCACTATAAGAGGTAACGAATGGCACAAACACGATACTACGCCTCTACGGCAAAGCAAGCCTCTCTATCATCTTCAATCGATGGTGTTGTTACATCGATTACTTTAGACTTAACGACAGGCTTCCCAACTAACTATCCTTACTCGTTAGTTATTGATCCAGATACTAACAAGGAAGAGATCATCACCGTTGGTTCCTCTGGTGGTGGAACAACTCTTAATGTTACTCGTGGAGAAGATGGAACTACCAATGTTGCCCACTCTGCTGGTGCAACTGTTCGTCACATTATTTCTGGTCGTGACTTCAATGAGTTCTCTGCACATATTGGTTCTTCTGGAACCCCGACTACATCTGGTATTCATGGCATTACTGGAAATGTTGTAGGCACTACAGATTCACAAACACTTTCAGCAAAAATTTTATCTGGTGCAGTTATTGCATCTGGTGGAATTGATTTTGAGGGTACAACTACCGATGCTTTTAATACAACATTAACTGTTACTGATCCAACAGCAAACAGAACAATTACTCTTCCTAACGCCACAGGTACTGTAACCCTTGATGGCGTTGCATCTACCCTGACATCTAAGAATCTATCTAGTGCAACTCTTACTACTGATCTTGCTGCTGGTGGATTTAAGGTGACTGGTCTTGCTACACCTTCTGCCAATACAGATGCAGCAACTAAAGCTTATGTAGATACTCAGGTATCTAACTTAGTCGATGCAGCTCCGGGTGCTTTAGATACCCTTAATGAACTTGCTGCTGCCATCAATGATGATGCAAGCTTCTCAACCACAGTAACCAACTCGATTGCTACCAAGGTTGCCAAGGCTGGCGACAGCATGACTGGTGCCTTGTCAATGGGTAACAACAAGATCACCGATCTTGGCAGCCCATCAGCATCTACCGATGCTGTGCCTAAGTCTTATATCGATACAGTATTTGGATCGACTTCTTCGGCAGAAACCTCGGCTACATCAGCCGCCAACTCGGCGATTGCAGCAGCGAGTTCTGCAACTGCTGCATCTACAAGTGCAACTTCAGCAGCTAACTCTGCTAGTGCAGCATCAACTTCTGCTACTTCTGCTTCTAACTCTGCAACTTCAGCAGCTAATAGTTTAACCTCGATTACTGGTCTAACAGGTGCTGGCATTGTCCGTGATATGGGATCAATTACCGTTGCAGATACAACAACAACGACTTATATCAACATCTCAACCATTGCAGCCAATGCTGCTACTTCTGCTGCTAATGCAGCAACCTCTGCAAGTTCTGCTGCAACAAGTGCAACATCGGCTGCTACTTCAGCTTCTAGTGCATCTACTTCTGCATCCTCTGCCCTGACCTCTGCTAACTCAGCAGCTACTTCTGCTACATCTGCCGCCAACTCGGCAACAGCTTTAGGATCTGCCCTTCTGGCTACATCGTTCAATGCCAAGGGTGATATATTTGTAGCAAGTGCAAACGATACTGCTGCCGTACTTTCAGTAGGTTCAGACGGATATCTACTAACAGCTTCTTCTACAGCCACCAATGGAATTACTTGGGCAGCAGCCCCTGTAAGCCTTCCAAGCCAAACTGGCAATGGTGGTAAATACTTAACCACCGATGGATCGACAGCATCTTGGGCAACCATTGTTACTGATCCATTGACAGATATATTTATGATGATGGGAGCATAAGATGTCGTCATTTGCAATACAACTGCGTAGGGGTACAACAGCCCAACACGCATCATTTACAGGCTTAGTCGGTGAAGTAACAGTTGATACCGACAAAGACACTATCGTAGTTCACGATGGTGTAACGGCTGGAGGGTATCCTTTAGCCAAAGCATCAGAAGTCACCGCAGGTGGCTTAGATCCGTTTCTACTCATGGGAGCATAAAACATGGCATACAAAGTACTGGGTCGTAAGGCAGCCGCTGCAACAACTGCGGAAGAACTTTACGCAACCCCTTCATCTTCAGCAGCGGTAGTATCAACTATTGTTGTTGCTAATCGTGCAGCATCAGCAAAGACATACCGTATTGCAGTTAAGCCAGCTACAGGAACTACATTGGCTAACGAACACTATCTTGCATACGATGTTACTATCGCTGCAAACGACTCAACAGCATTAACTCTTGGAATTACACTTGCTGCTGGCAATGTAATTGTTACATACGCTTCGACTGCTGATCTTACATTCACAGCATTTGGTTCTGAATTAGCCGCTTAATCTAACCGTTAGGATTACCACTATGGCAATATCACGCTTTTCTAATTCACGCTTTAGCGAGGGGTTTCCTAAGTATGCACAACTAACACCAGTTGTAACTGTTAACTACCTAGTTGTAGCAGGCGGTGGTGGTGGTGGGAACGGTGGTGCTGGCGGTGGTGCTGGGGGACTTCGCTCTACTATTGAACTTACTGGTGGGCGTGGTTCGTTAGAAACCCCATTATCATTAAGAACAGGAACTACTTATACGGTAACTGTTGGCCAAGGTGGTGCTGGTGGTGTTGCAACTCGTTTAAGAGGCGGTGCTGGCGGAAATTCATCTATTTCAGGAACTGGTATCACAACTGTTACTTCAACAGGTGGTGGTAGTGGTGCTGGGTTTAATGATAATACTGGATCTAATTTAAATGGTGGATGCGGTGGCGGTAACATAAACTCTGCCGGACTTGCACAATGGATTAACGGTGGAACTGGCACAAGCAATGAAGGTTATGCTGGTGGTGCTGGATACAGAACCAGTAGCGGTAGTTACAATGCAGGTGGTGGCGGTGGTGGTGCTGCAAGCCAAGGACATGATGGTTCAGGGTCAAGTTCAAGCCCAGTTGCTGGCGAAGGTGGTGCTGGAATACCAAATTCTATAACTGGTTCAATAGTTGTTTATTCAAAAGGTGGTAAAGGCGGTATAGAAAGTGGTTCAAATGCTACTGGTGCTAGTGGTACTGCCAATACAGGTACTGGTGGTAGCGGTGGAACTGGTCCTGATTTAAATTCTAATGGCGGTGCTGGTGGTTCAGGCGTAGTTATACTTCGTGCTACACAAGCAGCAGCAGCAACTACTGGATCGCCAACCTATACCACATCAGGTATTTACCACATTTACAAATTTACTGGGGATGGGAGTATTACCTACTAATGGCTATTCGTAAATTTTCAAGTGCTTCAATTTCAAGGGGAGTTAGAGCTTCTGAGTTTTGGGACCAAACAAGTTTTGCTGGTGTTACTGTTGACTTTTTAGTTGTTGGCGGTGGGGCAAGTGGAACTGGAACCAATGCTGGCGGGGGTGCTGGTGGTGTTCGTTCAAGCGTTACTGCAACTGGCGGTGGCGGAACTTTAGAAACAGCATTAACTTTAAAAACAGGAACAACATACACAATTACTGTTGGTGCAGGCGGTGCTGCTGGTGGAAACATTGGAGTTGCTTCAAATAGTTTTGAAGGCAATTATTCATCAATAAGCGGTGCTTACATTAACGCCATAACATCTTATGGTGGTGGCGTTGCTGGATTATACGGAACAACACAAGGCAGAAATGGTCGCCCTGGTGGATGTGGTGGCGGTGGTGGTTATAGTGATGGCGGTTCAAGTTATAGCACTACTGGTGGTGTAGGAACAACTGGTCAAGGTTATGCTGGTGGAAACGGTGCTGGTAATGGCTCAGGCGGTGGCGGTGGTGCAGGTGCTGCTGGCGGAAATGGCACACACTCAGGTCTTGTAGGCGGTGCTGGTGGTAACGGCGTAGCAGTAGAAATAACTGGTTCATCTGTTACTTATGGTGGCGGTGGTGGTGGTGGTTCTGAAGGTTCTAATGAAGGTGCTGGTGGTACTGGTGGTGGCGGAAAAGGCGCTGATAGAACTAATGTTATTGCAGCCGTATCAGGCTCTACTAATACTGGTGGTGGCGGGGGTGGTGGGTCAAACCTTCCACAAGTACCGGGTGCTGGTGGTTCAGGCGTAGTAATTGTTCGTGCATTACAAGCAGCAAGTTCTACAACAGGTTCCCCAACATACACAACATCAGGAAGTTATCACATTTACAAATTTAATGGTGATGGGTCAATTACTTACTAAGGAGAAAAATGGCACACTTTGCAAAACTAGATGAAAACAATAATGTAATTGCGGTGCATGTTGTAAACAATGATGTTATTACTGTTAATGGAAATGAGTCAGAACAAGCAGGTATTGACTTTTTAACATCATTACATGGACACTCCTTGTGGAAACAAACTTCATACAATGGAAACTTCCGCAAAAATTATGCAGGAGTAGGCATGTATTTTGACCCTGCAAAAGATGCGTTTATTACTCCAAAACCTTTTGCTTCTTGGATTTTAAATGAAACAACTTGCAAATGGGAAGCACCTGTTGCCTACCCATCAGATGGAAAATTGTATGTGTGGGATGAAACTCAAACATCTTGGATTGAATTAACTAAAGATTTTTCAGAAGTAACTGATACCCAACCTAACATTGAAACAGAGGCAGTTTAGAGGGTGTCCTCGCCTAATGTCGTAAGTAAGAACCCTTATCAATCTTTCTAGCTCAAGGAGTCTGGCGTGGTATTAAAGATCTCTAAATCACCGGATATTACCGAGACAGTTATTGTCGACCTTACTGGTCGTACATCTCAGTACTACGATCCAGATACCTATGCCTTTGATGTTGCTATTGGTGGTTTGCCATTCCTCTATAACATCACAGATACGATTCCTTATCGCAGATCTACTGCCCGATGGAAATATGAGCGTGTTGACCAAGCTCGTGAACCGGGTGAGCAAACCCTTGACTCAGGTCTATGGGTTAGATCTCAGACATCATGGCACCTTGGTGCAGGTATCCAGTTCCAAGAAGCTCTTGAGGGTAATGCTGATCTTCTTCGTTTCCGTTACTTCACATCCACAGGTATTGATCCTTGGACTCCCGGTGAACTTTCTCTTCTTAAAGACACCTCTAAAATCTACAATGTTACAAGCACTTCTGCTACCGCAAAGACTATAGCCTTATCAGCAAGTTATGGTGGCACAGATTATGTCCTTGCTATTAACACAGAGGCAACTGCTGCATCCACAACTGCGGTTCGAGTATCCCTTGTTACTTCAGCCGGTACTGCTAGTACTCTTGTTACTGGTGCAACGATTTCTAAAAAGATTCTTGCTGCTGAAACAGATGGAACAGAACTTTATTTAGCTACCGAAGATTATATCTACCATGGAAACTTTACTGGTGGATCACTTAGCCTTCACCAGCATTACCAAATCAATACAGCCAACGCTGTTAATGTAGTTCTTAAGTTTGTAAAGAATCGTATTGTGGCTGGCATTAGTTATGTTGCAGGAACTACACCTCATGCTGCTGCATATTCATTACCATTTAGTGAAAGTCATTCAAGTACACATAATATTTCTGGTGTCACACCCATAACAAATACAACCACAGTACCTATCGGATGGATCTGGTCAGATATTGCAGAGGGTCGTGGAGCTATCTACCTCTCTGGTTATGCCGGTGATAAGTCTGCAATCTTTAAGGTGCAGCCCGATGCTGCTACCGGTGCTTTAGGAGCTGCTATCTCTGTAGCAGATATACCTCGTGGTGAAACCGTGACTGCATTGTTTGGATATCTTGGAACTTTTCTTGCCATTGGAACATCTCGTGGTGTTCGTATTGCTGCTATTGCAGATGATGCAACCATTGTTTATGGCCCTATAATCTTTGAGACTACTAGCCCTGTGCTTTGCTTTGCAGCTCGTGATTCATACATATGGGCAGGTGTTAAAGCAGGTGTTGGTGGTGCATCTGGTGCCTATCGAATCTACCTTGGAACCCTACTTGACGATGGTGCTTATCCTTTTGCTACAGATATATCTGCTACTGGAACTACAGGAATAGTAGACTCTATAGGCTTCTTCCCAACAAGTGGTCAGCTATTCTTTTCAATCACAGCAAGTGGTATTCATTTAGAACATGCAACTCAATTAGTTGCTGAAGGAACTTTAGACACAGGTATTGTCAACTGGGGTACATTAGAAAAGAAAGCATGGAAAAGGGTTCGTGTTGAGACCGATACTCTTCTTGGAAAAATTGAAGTCTATGCTAACTCCAACGAAGGTAGATCACAGATCGTTACCTTGACTGAAGGTACTGAATATAATACCGACTTCGATTTATCTTCTGCCTATCTATCACCACAGGTTAATGGTCAATTAACATTTACTCTTTATCGTGGTGCATCAGATGCTACTAAAGGTGCATTACTTCGTGGTTATGCAATAAAGGCTATCCCTTCACCTACTAGATCTAGGCTTATTCAGATGCCTTTGATGTGTTATGACTTTGAAACAGATAGAAGAGGCGTTCGTTTCGGTACACAAGATGGAGCTAAGTTCCGAGTAGCAGCGTTAGAGTCCTTAGAATCTAGTGGTTCTACTGTTCTCGTACAGGATTTCACCTCTGGTGAAAACTTCGATACCGTAATCGAAGAAATTTCATTCACTCGCATGACCCCACCAAGTAGCAATAGCGATAACTTCGGAGGGATCATCACTATCACTATGAGAACGGTTGTATAATGAACTACCTTGACTGGGCCGGACTAGCGGTCGCAATAATAACAATCCTTTCCGCATTAGCCGGTGGAGTTAGATGGTTAGTCAAACATTACTTAGCAGAACTTAAGCCTAATGGTGGAACAAGTTTGCGTGACGAGGTCAATAGACTATCTTCAAAACTAGACAGATTGTATGAGATATTAATACAGAAGTGAGCTATCCAAATTGGTTTGCTTCTTACGCCATTGCGTATTTCGATAAACATCTAGCAAGATTCAAAGACAAAGAAGATCTACGATTCTTACAAGTCGGTGCCTTTACTGGTGATGCCAGCCTATGGTTGATCCAAAACATCCTGACCCAGAAGAGTTCAGTCCTTGTTGATGTGGATACTTGGCAGGGATCTGATGAAGAAGCTCATCATAAAATGGATTTTCTTGATGTCGAAAAGACCTACGACTGGAAGCTTAAAGATTACCCACGAGTAATAAAGGTCAAGTCAACCAGCCTAGAGTTCTATGCTCGGCTGCCCGAAGATGAGATCTATGACTTCATCTATATCGATGGAGACCATACAGCCCAAGGGGTCTGGCAAGATGCCAGCCTTGGCTGGAAAGCCCTTAGAAAGGGCGGAATCATGGCCTTTGATGATTACCTATGGGGGGATGGATTACCCTTTGAAAAGCGACCACAGCCAGCTATAGACCTATTTCTGACCCTTCTTAAGGAAGAGATCGAACTACTAGATACAGGATCCCAAGTATGGATAAGGAAGCTATAAATGAAACCTGTTGCCAAGAGAGCCACACCTGCTGCCCTTGCTGTTCTGCGACAAGCAACCAAACTTTTTCCGAAACGCAACAAGGCCAGCGATGGGCTCCTGCCTTCTGCTGCCCACCTAAAAGCCAGCCCTAATTCTGATCACAACACAGGACACGCAGTCGATTTAACCCATGACCCAAAGTCTGGGATAGACTGTCATGAACTGTTTCAGAAGTTTAAGGATGACAAAAGGGTTGCCTACTTAATCTTCGATAGCAAGATCTGGACTCGTGCCAGAGCAAGTGAGGGAGACCGCCGGTATACCGGATCAAACCCACACTCAAAACATATGCACATCTCCATCGATCCAAAGCATGAGAACGATAAAAGCTCTTGGTTCCCTTGGACAAAAAAGAAAGTGTTCTCTTCTCCAGATGCTGTCATTCAAAGTCTGAAGAATCGGAACCCACAGAAATGTGAAGTACCAAGTCCAAAGGAGGACTAAATGGAAAAGATCAAATCATTAATTCATCGTCACCCTGCTAGAGTTGCAGCGTTTGTATCTTCAGCAGTTGCTTTAATCGTTACTTTAATATCACCAGATATTCCAGCAGAGCAAGCAGTTATTTTTGTCTTGTCTGCATTGGGTCTAGGTGAGTATGCACAGCGTGTAGAAAACGATAAGACAGAAGCAGCTCTCTGGACAGATCCAGAGGATATTGACGAAGAGTAATAACTCTTACAAGAAATGGGGCCACCTTCGGGTGGCCCTCTTTTTTTATGCCTAAAAACTACACCGGTAGAAGAGCTTTAAGAAATGCCCCCCCACCCCCCATAAAAAACTTATGGTTGGTCAGGTGCTACACCGTATAGTGTCGCCTTGAAGTTTCTGCCCCACCTCTTTCGAGGTAGGCCAACAATATCACGACACGCCGAAATCCCACAATTTGTCATACCCTTGTGTCACACTTATTCCATGACAGAAAAGCTGATCGAGGTAAACAACATCTATGCACAGATGGCTGAGTTATCCGATTCTTCACTCCGCCCTCATCCATGGGTCATGGGGTTTTCATATGGCAGGGATGGTGGTATATCTATCTGGTGGGATCATGCATATGAATCCAGCCAGTACCTATTGGGCAAGCTAGATCTTGTTGATTGGTTCCATGAAGGGTTCTTCATTGCTGATCGCATGGTTCAACTTGTTCCATTACCAGAAGAAAAGAATCTAATTCTTCCGGGAATAATGATCGTATGGCGACCAGTCGATGGAGAAGCGAAGATCTCTAAGTTGGTAGAGGATTACATTAAGGGATACCAAAATGTTACTTAAAGATTTTTATATTGATCAGTTTTGCAAGAAGCTTGCAAAGGCAGAACCACTACCTGATACTGAATACAAACAAGGTTTAGTTGATGGACTTGAATACGCAATAACAGTTCTACAAAAGGAAAGGTCACAAGATGGGCAAGCCCAAGAAAGGCAGGGGTAGTGGTGTTAGAAATACGAACCGGCGAAACGGTAAAGCTTCCAAGAAGAACCCAAAGCAACCCAAAGCCAAGAAGCCTAATGTTAATGGAAGGTCTCTTGAAGATCACAAGAAGAGAGAAGCTTGGAAAGCGTGGAAGGCTAACCAAGCTGATACTGCAAAGATTCCACATTGGAAGGAGTGGCAAGTAGATGCCGCATAGTAGTAAGGAAACTTTATCTGTTGGCTGGTGTGACAATGGCATGACTGATGGCAAGTTCACAGAGGGCTTGCTATACACAACACTTACATCTGCAAAGCATGGGATATTTTTTAATAATGCAATTCGTGTCCAAGGTAATCAAATTGCCAGACAGCGTATGGATCTTCTAGAACTATGGGCTGATCATGTGGGAACAGACTGGCTACTGTGGGTAGATTCAGATGTGGTTCTAACATCAGACATATTAAAGAAGCTTTGGGATGCTGCCGATAAGATCTCACGGCCTGTCGTATCTGGGGTGTACTTTGTATCTAAAGGAATGGAGGCCAGCCTAATGACACCTATGCCGGCTATATTCTTAGACAAAGAAGGAGATGAGTTCAATATGGAATTTATCCACCCACTTCCAGTAGATTCACTAATTAAAGTTGATAGTGCAGGTATGGGATTAGTTCTTATGCACAAGTCAATAGTTCCAAAATTGAGAGAGAAGTTTCCGGATCAATCATTCTTTGCTGAGAAAGATTTAGGTAAGGATAAGTTTGTCGGTGAAGATATTATTTTCTTTAGGAAACTAAAGGAATGTGGAATCAAAGTTCATGCACACACCGGTGCATTGGCTCAACATATGAAGCGATTCAGTTTTGATGTCGCTTACTATGGACTCTACTGGCAAGAATATGCAAGACAAATGAAGATAAAGGAAGAAGAAGCCAATGCAGGAAATTAAAGATGTGTTGATTGATATCCTCAAGAAGAAAGATGCTTCAAGAGGTAGATCAACTCAGACACAAGTAGGGCCATCAGAACTTGGTGGTTGCCCACGCAAGGTTTGGTACAGGTTGAATCAACAACCTGAGACCAATAGCAATGAGTTAAAGCTTGCTGCTATTATGGGTACTGCAATTCACGGAGCTATAGAACAGGCTCTTGCATTGCACGATCCAAAGCAGGAAGAATATCTTGTTGAAACTGAGGTCGAAGCAGATGGAATGAAAGCCCATGTCGACCTCTATATTAAATCATCTGGTGCTGTTGTCGATTGGAAAACTGTTAAGATTAAGAACCTTAATTTCTTTCCATCAAGGCAACAAATCTGGCAGGTTCAAACCTATGGTTATCTTTTAGCCAAGAATGGCTATGAAGTTAAAACTGTAAATCTTGTGGGCATACCACGAGATGGGGATGAACGAGATATCAAAGTACACTCTGAAGCATACGATCCAAGTATTGCCGAAGAAGCTCTCAACTGGTTACGCAATATTGAGTTTGCAGATGAGGCACCACCACCAGCGAAGGATGCTAGTTACTGTCAGTTCTACTGCAAGTACTATGATCCAAGTGGTGAAGTGGGGTGTACTGGATTAAAAAAAGGCGGTATAACACCGGCGGAGATTCTTCTTGATGATCCACAGGTGGATATGAATGCCTTGGAATATCTACAAGTTAATAACGAAATCAAAAAGTTAGAAACAAAATCTGATTCTTTGAAGTCTACTTTCGAAGGTATCTTCGGGAGAACATTGTCTGGCGTAGAGATAAGCTGGACAACTGTGGCACCTCGTCAATCCGTTGATGAGGAACAGGTTAAAGAGAAGATAGGTTTTGTACCAAAGAAAACAACCGGAAAAGAATCAGTACGGTTGAACATCAAACACACGGAGGAAAAATAAGATGGCTGAACTCGGCTTTCAAGTATCTACAAAGACAAACGATGGAACAATCTTTGTAATTGCAGATGCAACATATACAGGCTTTGCACAGAAATTGTCTGAAGCTCTAGATCAGAGTGGTGCTGAGGCACTACTCCAAGCAATGGCTAATGCGTTTGCACAGCCAATGTCTACCCAACAGATAGCGAATGCTTTGGGTGGAACTGTTATTACTACTGATAAGTGGAATGCACCAGCACAACCTAATACTCCAGTTGCAAGCATTGGCGTAGAAGCGTTGAAGGATCGCTATGGAAACGAGTGGACTTATGGTCTGCCTGATGCACCACCACTACCTGATGGTCGTGGCTTCTATGCCAAAAAGCGTGGAATATCCAAGGCCGGAAAATCTTATGTCGGTTGGTTTGATCCAGTAAAGGGCCCGAAGCCTTTCAGTAAAGGAGTGGCTGAGGCCGAAACTATTTGGATTAAGTAACTCATGAGGTCACAACACCAAAAGTTTTTAGTCCAACTGGTGGAGCCGGATACACCTCAGTATCCGGCCTTCACCGGCAAGGAAGCTTGTGCAACTGTAGGATCAGAGATGTTCTGTACAGATGAAAAAGACTTCAGTCACTACGAGGTTCTGCGAGGGATCTGTAGTCAATGTCCACTCTTAAAAGATTGTTTTAACTGGGCATTACATAACGAGGACTTCCACTATTGGGGAGCTTCCTCTGCACATGATAGAAAGTTTATCCGAAGATTTTACAACATAGAAAGAAAGCGAACCATAGCAGCCTAATGTTGAACTTACTTCAAGCAGTACACAGTACAAACTCTTCAGCGAAACCATTGCCCGATGTGTGGGAATCATTGAAGCTTAATGGGATGAGGTTCCGTCATTCACAACTATGCCTAATCGCTGGGCAACCAAACTCCGGTAAGAGTCTTATGGCTTTGGTATATGCACTTAAAAGTCAGGTACCAACTTTGTATTTCTCTGCCGATACGGATCCAATAACACAGATGTTTCGTACTGTCGCTGCTTTAAGTGGGATTCCGCAACAACAAGTGGAGACCTATCTTGATCAGGACTCACACTATTTCGATTCAATGCTGTCTGAGAAAGGCTCACATATCAAGTGGGTCTTTGATCCGTCACCAGATATAGACAGCATTGAACTTGAAATCCTTGCCTATGGTGAGGTGTATGGCATGGCACCGGCACTTGTCGTGATAGATAACTTGATGAATTGCGTGTCCGTTACCGGGGAAGAATGGTCAGGCATTCGGGCAATCATGTCCGAACTTCATCATGTAGCTAGAAAGACAGGTGCCTGTGTCCTTGCTCTTACACATATGTCGGAGCAAAGAGATTACGATGCAGACAAACCAGCACCACGCCGAGCCATACTTGGTAAGGCATCACAGTTGCCTTCGATGATCCTATCGATTGCAATGAATCCAGAGTATGGAGAGTTTAGAGTTGCTGCTGTTAAGAACCGATTTGGTGAACACTCTGCTGATGGAACTAAGTATTCTACTCTTCTTATCGATCCATCAAGAGTACAGATAGCTGATGCTAATGCACAGGGTAGAGCAGACATGAGACCGGGAGTAATAAACTTTGGATACCAAAACATCACGAGCCAACAAACGCAAGGGTACGCAATGGGAAGTAGATCTAATTGATTACTTCCGAAGTAAAGAATTAATAGCAGAAAGATTAAGACTCTCTGGCAACTACGATGAAGGCGATCTCTGGTTCTTAAACAGACAGGTCTACTTCGTAGTAGAAGCCAAGAATGAAAAAGGTTTCAAGCCCGGGCCTTGGACACAAGAAGCGGTGCTTGAAAGGGATAACTGGAAGAAGAGAAGAAAGAACAATGGTCGAGTTATTCCACTTGTCATTGCCAAGCGAAGGCAAAGCAATGTCAGTAAAGCATTTGTAATTATCCAACTAGACGAATTTATGGAGCTAATAAATGAATGAGACACTAGCACTAATCCTGTCTGTTACAGCAGGTGTTGCCCTTTACCACTTCCTTGAGTGGGCTTACTACAAAGTTGCAGATGAGATCTACTGGAGCAAACGCAAGGATGATCCAAACCATTTCCTTAACTTTGCTAAGTTGATTGATGAAGAAGTTAAGACAGTAAAAAAGAAAACTACTGCGAAGAAGAAATAATTATGGCAGCCGATCCTGAACTACTTAAAGCTGTAGTTAAGCACTACGGTGGAGAGACTAGAGACGGCTACTCAAAGGCAGTCCGGTGTTGTTTCCATGACGACACTAGAAGATCTGCGGTTATGTCTACTGATGGAGACAGAGCCGGACTGTACTTCTGTCATACCTGTGGTATTGGTGGAGATGCGTATTCATTGTTGATGTGGAAAGAAGGGATAGATTTTCGTGTTGCTATCGATAGAGCGGTTGACATTGCTAAAAGAGCTGGCTACGACTTATCAGACAAAGATAAACGAAGAGACGGTGGCTTACTTACAGGGGCGAGGGTTCAGTCAAGAGCTGGCAGAAACTCATCTACTCGGCACCGTACCAGTAGATTGTGATCCTAGCCATGTGCAATTTATCGGTTGGCTATCCATCCCATACAGAGTTGTCCATGGGGTGGCAGGATTCAAGTTCCGAAGAGTCGATGGATCTCCGGGCCCTAAATACATGGCTCCAATGCATCAGCCAGCCCGACTCTACAATGCAGTCGATCTACAAAAACCTTCAGATGTTGTTGCAATCTGCGAGGGAGAACTCGATGCAGCTATTGCCAGCCAACTGTTGCCTTCAGTTGGAGTACCGGGTGTCAAAGCTTGGAGACCACACTTCAACAGATTATTCGGGGGATACAAACGAGTACTTGTCCTTGCAGATAATGACGAGACAAAGAAAGATGGTAGCAATCCGGGTATGGAACTCGCCGAAAAGGTATTACAAGAAGTCGAACATGCAGAACTGATATCATTACCGCAAGGATCTGATGTTAACTCAGTAGTTATAGATGAAGGACTCAAAGGATTAAGGAAGAGGTTAGGGTTGGATGAGTGACAGCAGATACGAAGATGAGCTTGGAAAATATGGAGACGATAGAGACTTTGAAAAGATTGTTGGAGTCTCAGGGTTTCAAAGTAATCGAGATAATAAATCTGCCTTCGGGCCTAGAGATAAGAGTTCGAGTTCCGCCGATCCGGAGATGAACCAGTTCGTTACTGATGTCTGGGATATCATCGATGAGCTTGGTAATCTTTTAATAAGTAAGCAGAGGGATTACGGCCCCGGCAATATCAACAACGCCTTCGGTGGCCCAATGAACGGACTGCTTGTCCGTATGGGTGACAAGTTTGAACGCTTGAAGAACCTGTTTACATTCGGTGATGGTAACCCACAACACGAACCTATCGAAGATTCATTCAAGGATCTTGCCAACTACGCCATCATTGCCATGATGGTCAAGCGTGGAAAGTGGCCTAAGAATAAACTATGAAAAAAGTTTTCTTTTTTTTAATTCCAATTCTTGTAATTACAGCATTGTATTTTGCCATTAGATTTTTAATCGACACCATCATAGAGATGGATGATGAGGGTAGTGTCGGTGAGTGAAAGAGCTAAAGACCACATCAATGATCTAATCAATGTATCCGCTTTAACCATCTACCGAAGGTTCATTGGATATGTAGAGTATAAGGATCTGATACAAGAGCTAAACATCTATGTGCTTCAGCGACCCAAGCTTGAAGAAGATCTTGATGAATCTTATACCGTCTCAAAGGATGAGACGAAATGGGTAGCTCGAAAGATTATGGCTCGGTTCCGCCGGCATATAGAAAAGTATTCTCGTAAAGAAAAGGCAGCCAAGGTTGGATACTCAACCGGTGATGAGTTCTTCTATAACACAGTAACAATCGCATCTATCTTACCTGTTGCATTGCAGTTTGATGTGCAAGGGGCAACCCTTATTGACAAGGTAGATGATGGACAACCAAGAAAATCTCCAGCACCTAACGAAGGTGGCAACCTCATGGCTATGGCTATCGATGTTAAGTCTGCTGTTGAACTGTTAGACAAAGATGAACAATACATAATCGATCTAAGATATGGAGCTTCCCCAATGACCCTATCGGATATAGCAAAAGAGTTAGGACTCTCTGATTCAACTGTAGATAGGAGAGTGCAAAGAATTTTACGAAAGATAATTGATCATCTCGGAGGGCCTACGCCATGGGCCTAAAGATAAACCTTGAAAGATATGAGGTTGTGATGGCAGTTAACACGGCAGTTGAAAGATATGTAAGCACGATGAAGAACCAACAGATGAGAGGGTTAGGCGACCTTGATCCATGGCAAAGAATACTTCTTGATGTTGATGGATGTGGTGCAGAAATCGCTGTTGCTAAGTATCTTGGAGTTTATTGGGGTGGTGCCTTCGGTCAAGGCGGTGTAGATATAGAACCCAACATAGATGTTAAATACACCAAGCATGAGCAGGGTAGATTACTTGTAAGACCTGAAGCTAGAGATGATATTAAGTTTGTTTTAGTTCGTGGTGGTATGCCGAACTATGAGTTAATCGGTTGGATCATGGGTAAAGATGCTAAGAATCCTGAGTGGTTAGATAAACCTGATTGGAAAAGACCAGAGATCTACTGTGTACCAGAAGAGAGTCTACGAAAGTTTAGAGGAAGCTATAGTAATTAATGGCTAGTTATGATTATGAATGCCCGGGTGATGGCGAGATTATTGTTATCGAAAGACCTATCTCTGAACCCGAAGGTGAATATGCTTGTCCTACCTGTGGTGCAAAGCTTCGAAGAGTTTATTCCGCCAACCCCACGATCTTCAAGGCTCAAGGTTTCTACTCAACAGATAACTTTAGAAAGTGAAAAGCCCCCGGCCTACAGTCCGAGGGCTTTTCTGTTAGTTGGTGTCTATTCCAACTAAACTGATCGTATCATACAAATCGCTGTTAGCATTGACAAGTTACCTTCCATACTCTTCCTTTAGGAACTTGCCACAGTAAGGCCAAGGCTTGGCCCCACGATCTGCATAGATATGAAGAGCTACATGGAACTGCTCTTTGAGTGTCGCTTTCTTCGGCGGAGTATCGCTGTCACCGCCATGAGCAACCCAAGTTCTAGGGTATTCAATCTGGAATGCCCCTTGAAATTGTTTCTTAGTGCCGCTTACAGCATTAAGTCTGCCATTAGATTCACACTTGGCTAATTCTTGCCAAGCTAAAGGAAGGTCGGTAAGTGTCATTTCATAAACGACAGGAACTTCAATCCTTTCAGCAACGATAACTTCCTTAGTAGGTAATTCCTTCGGGGCTAGTATGAAACCAGCCCCGAAAGCGATTACTCCAATTAGTAATCGAGTAGTCATTGAACCTCATTTCCGAACAGAATAGCCCCGATCCAAACCGCAATCGGAATAGCCACCAGCAAGGGAGAATCCTCTGCCAGCCCTAGCGGAACTGTAAAGAAAGTCAAGAAGAACAGAATGAATCCCAGTTTCATGCCGATTCCACCTCAATACTTTCAATAGTCCAGCCGTCAATTAGATTAGAGAAGCCTTCGTAAAGGCTCAACGCATCTAACCAATACCAAACCTTGTCGTCATTAGGCAAAGCTTGGGTATCACCTTCGAATCCCAAGGGCAGAATACCGATTCTTCTTTTCTCGGTTGCTTCCTGCCCAGAGAATCGAATCTCACAATCGAAGAATCTCGGAGAACTTTTAACAGCCTTCTCCAAAGAATCTTCATGCTTCTCTATGTCATTGAGAGTTCTTCTCATGTAGCCAATCTTCTCAGCCAGTTCATCTTCTAAGGCAAAGTGAATCGGCTCTCTTGACCAGCCTACTTGGTCGTAGTCAATCGCAGACCAATCAGGGGCGTAGGTCTTACCATCAAGGCGGTTGCCTTCTTGATCTGTATCCCACTCCCACTCTCTTGTTTCGGTGTCATAAGTCAGAATAAAAGAGTGCTTACTCATGAAGTCACCGCCATTTCCTGTGCTTGAGTATCTGTCTGACCTTCTTTAATACAGCCAGCACATACATACCAACCGCCATCAATCTGTATGAAGTCGGCAACGCCTTCGCAATAAACACACTCTTCAAACATTACGCCACCGCCTCTTCACAATCGTATTCGGATTTAGATTTATCAGGGCAATCAAACACAAAGCACTCAAGGTCTTTATGTCTATCGCAATCACGCCAGCAGTTCTCATGATTTTCTCCATGTTGATAACTCACTTGCCCTCCCCCTCTTGAATAAGTTTTACTATTTCAAGCCAATAATTCCACGCTTCCTCCGATAACTTATAGGAAGCATATTCACCACCAATTACTAAAGAGATTTCTCTAAGTAATTCCTTGTTGTCAGTTATCTTATTCACTTGCTTACTCCTATACACTCAAAGCAGACCTTGACTTCATTACTATTGATCTTGGTTGCTACTGTCTGAACTCCATAAGCAAAGCATATGTCGCAGGTAATCACGCTTTCACCTCTCCTTCAAGCCAGCCCCAAGAAACCTTGTGACCTGCTTTTTCATAGGCTTCTACTGTTGATCCGATAGGGATAGTCAATGGAAGTCTTGCCATTTCTTTTCCTGTTTCTTTATTGAAGATTATGAATCC